CGGACATCGACACCGAGTAACTCTGCCATATACTTCAACTGTATAACAGTAGGGTTCCAAGCATCAGTGTATAAAAAGTAGTCATTATTTTTAATTTCACCATTAGCAAACATTCTGCTAATTTCTAACATTTGCTGTGACTTGTAATTGTTTGTTCCAGCAAAGTTAAGAAATGCCCCAGGCGTAGTTGCCTGAGGTACTTCTCCACCACTAATAACCACAACATTATTATTTGTAGCTCTCCGCAGTTGCTTTGGAAGATATTCTTTCCATTGCTTAGTATAACGTGTATCCACTGCTTCAATATCTACAATGTAGATGGTCATTAATTTCTCCGTTGTTGAAAATTGCGTCCTGCATTACGAGCCTTAGCTCGAAGCCAACCTTGATATTTTTGATAGGCGATCCAAACTGGATCTTCTTTATTATAAAGTGCCTTTTCATCAAACACTTTACCTTCAAAGCGACAATAATCACGAAATTGATCGAGATCGTTGAAAACTCGGTTAACTGTCGGATTTGCGATAGTCATAATACCTTTTCCTTATGCTTGGTATACAATTTGACAGCCGTTTTCGCCATCTTCGGCGACATCAATAACAACAAACCGGCCGGGGTATTTGCTGTTGATGTGTAGATACAAATCATCCGCAATCATTTCGCATGACTTGTAATCTAATTCGAGAATGTCTTCTTTATAAAGATTCTCTAACCAACGTTTGAATTGAATAAACTCAATGTCTCTATCGTTGTGTGTTACTTGAATTTGTACTTTAAAGTGAAACGTATGTCGATGTGGGTATCCTAAGAAACTTACATCGTATTCATCACCTGTTGCCAGCGCAGGGTCGTCAAGTGCTGCCGGATATTTGTGAATACCTTCCTTAGTAAAAGTTACCCAAATACTACGTTTTGCGTTTTCTAATGCGTTTGCCATTTTAGCGTCTTCTTCTCTCATTCTACGTCCCATGTAATTATGATACGATTCACGTTGTTCCATAATATTAGTATACTCTCATTTAATAACTTTGTCAAGGCCATATTTGCTCCAATCCGTAAATTTATTACGGTCCATCAAATCATGCAGGCTATGGCACCAAACGCCTGGATTAGATGCTTTAAAGTCTTTGTCGTCAATCTTAATCATTGTGTTATAGTTCCACTGTTTAACATAAGGTACTACAACACGAATCTGTGGGATAAAGTTTTCATACTCAATTAGTCCACCGTCCATGAACCATTCTAAGTTAATAGTACTTGGAATGTCTAAACTACATAGTATGCCTTCTTTTATATAAGCCTTGATTGCTATATCCCAATCGTCAAACTCATCTGCGGTCTTAGGATTATATGAATGATTAGCACCAAAGAAGATATGTTCGCAACCTTCTTGTTTGTAGTACTTCATAATTTCATTGTAGTCCTGTATACCTGTAACAAACAATGTCTTCATTCCAAACGCAGGTGTCTTTTCAACTTCTACACCTACGAACATAATAGGAGTATCACTTACACCACTTTCATAATCACGTTTCATTATAGATCCTTTAGTTCCGATTCGAGTTTATGTATTTCATCTTTTAAAAATAGTTTATGTGTTTTTTTACGATTAATTATTAATTCGTCTTGTCTTTCATTATACAACACTTTTATCTCTGTGTCAAGAGCTCTATGTCTTTTATATAGCTCTTGTAGCCTAACAGCAATCTTATTATGTTTTTCAGTAAAATCACTCATTTCTTCGTCCTGCTCTAATATTATAAAGTTCATTATACATAGCAAATTGTTGCGATTGAAAGTGTTTAATCTGTTCTTCCGGATAATTATTATTCTTCATATTAGTAACTATCTCGTCAATTTCGTCAATTGCATCTTGTAAAAATTTTAATCGTTCTTCTTTTTCATTCATTCGCTTAAATTTTCAAGGACTATTTCTTGTTCCTCGGAAAACTCTCCATCTACTATTTCTTCTTTTTCTTCAGCGGGTGTATCAAACAAATTGCCAAAAAATGTACTTGCGTTTACAGTCTTTTTACCTATAGCACCTCTTGTACCAGGTATAGCCATCCAAAACTTATTATGTTCGTCAACAAGTTTTAGTGCCTTTTCTTTGTCGTCTGTTGCAAATATTTCATTAACTATGTCTCTAAAAAATACTCTATCAAAACGTTCTTGTACAAGCATTTTAGGTACAATACCGTTGTCGTATTGTCTGTTTGCTTCTTGTACAGCATTGATATGGCTCCATACGTTGTGACCCATTTGTATAGCATAGCTAAATGAATCCCACGATGTCTTTCCTTCTTTACCTATCTTATTTAGGTCTCCTGGAGCATAAGTGCAAATGTCTGATACTTTGAGCCCATCTGTAAGCGGCGAGTCTTCAAAGTTTTTAAATACCCCATCTGATATAACAGCATCTCTAAATCCACGGTTGTCTGTAGCATATTTCTTATCGTCAACCGATGGCACCATTCGGTATGTCCATTTCGATCGATCCTCTGTTTCATTCTGTATGTATATCTGTCCATTTGCGGTTGCAAGGAAAGGAGAAGCACAGTCAAATGTGGCAGTAAAGTTTTCATTATGATGTTTCCTAACAGCTCGTTGTATATCAGTTAGCAACGTAGCCCATTCGAGTTTTGAAGTACCTAAGAAGTGCATTACATCGTGTACACCTTTTTCTAACAGGCCGTCATATCGTAATGCAATGATACGTTTAAGAACTAAATGCACATCGCACATGTTCTGTCCACCCATAGACCAGCCATTAAAATGTGTGTCAGGATATCGTTTAGGATCGCAATAGTCTTTCATCTGTTGATACCAGTCTTCAGCATCAGCATGATTCTCACCTTGCAAAACATTTAACAATTTACAAGCACCTGTTCTATGCTTCATCCAATAGTCATTATTGATACGTGTTGCGGCAACTGCTTCTGCATATGTACTAATGCCTGTTGCTTTTGCACCTGCTTCTGAACGTGACACCCATGCTGGAATATCAAGCACCATGCCATAGTCCATATATGCGTCCATCCAACGGAGAACCCCGTCACGTTTCTTTTGTGCTTTAGGACAGTTAGGATCTTTCCAATCACCTTCCCAAACACCTTTACCAATCTGGAAACCACCCGAGTCACCAAGTAACCAACTATTATCTCTATCTCTATTACGCACCATATCTTCTTTAGGAGAATGTTTATTAACGTCAAGTTCAGCGTGTCCTGCAGAGTATAAACTCCATTGATACTGGAAAGCACCTTGTTGTTTGTTAAGATAGTTTAGACTTTCAACACCATTTGAGAAGTTACTTGGAATACGAGACTTATCTACATATTCGTCATAGCGTTGCTTACCTACATAAGTTGCATAGAAGCCGCTTAGTGCAGGTAAAAAACGTGCATAATCGTTCTGCTCTGTGGTTAAATCAGTTCGCATTATTTACTCTGTGCAGGTAATACGTAATCGTATTGAGACATGCCACTGTCAACTGAAATCATCATAGCACCTTGATCACTAATACTCATAGTCAAGTCACCAGTTAAGTTAAGTATTGATTGTACTTGCGCTACTGGCCAACTCCATGTATGTTGTAGTGTACCTTCTACTCCATGCTGGAATACAAACTCGCCTGCGTGTGTACTTGCATCGCCAAAGCTGAATACTAAGTTACCATCAACAGTCTTTACATTAAATGTTGGCTCTTCTGAATGCGCTGCACTCATTAATTTCATACGTGCAATACTTGCCATGCTTGGGCTTAGTGTTACATTCCAGGCTGCTCCTTTGAACTTAACAGTTTTTAACTTTTCTTCGATAATTGCTTTGTTCATAAAGCGATAGTCATTTTCAAAGTCGCCGGCTGCATTTTCAAAGTGAATGTGTGTTGGGATTGTTTCACCGTTTCGTTCTGCTTGCACTACATCAATCTTAGCATCTTTTTGATACTCTGGATTCTTTAAGTGTAGTGCTAACTTGTCTAAGTTAGGCATACCAAATGTGCCTTTAAATTCTGATACCGATGCATGTGTAGATGCACTCAATACCACACTACGATCTTCTGCCATTGAGTCAATCTGTGTGTCACCTTCTGATGTGACTTTAACCAGACTTAAAAAGCCAAGTGCATGTGTGTGGGCAACGATATCTTGTAAGATGTCTTTCATACTTTTTCTCCATTGAATAAGTTTATTATATTATCTAAGTTGTTGTTTGTCAAGAACTTTTCTACCGTATATTTAGGTTTAAAGCCTAAATCTTTCATTCGTTCTGTATTAGCACAAGTAAAAGTTCTCTCTCCTGGGGTATTTAGACGAACCGGAAGGTCCGGCGCAAGGTTTTGGATCCTAATAGGATCACCGGTGCCAATATCAATAGTACCGTTAATATATCTTTTATCGATTAGTAATTCTATAGCATCTAATACATCTTCTAAATGAATAAAGTCTCGATAGTGTGTTGTTGTATATTCTAATGCATTGTTTAATAATTTATTAAAAAACATATTATCTCTCGGACAGTTGTCGCTGTACACTGTGTGGAAACGCATTCCTAATGTGTCAGGATAACGTTCAGCAAGTTCTTCCATGATGTACTTACTTGCCGCATAAGGGTTCAAATCGGGCTCGTAAGCACTTGAACTGCTTGCATACAGTATACGTGTATCAGGATAGCGATTAAACAACCTACGAGATACTTCTACATTGTTGTTCCAATAACTTGCAGGATCTTTAAGGCTTTCACGTACTCCGCTTTTACCAGCCAAGTGTATGATTAAATCAAATTCCTCATTAAATTCTACATCTAATAAATCATCGCCGTCTACAAGATCAAATCCGATTACTTGATTATTTTTACGAAGTCGTTTTAATAGTGCAGAACCGATGAACCCTTTATGTCCGGTTAGCATAATTTTCATTTAAAATCCTCCACGTATCTTGCCAGTCCTTTACATTGTGCGATTTACTTGGATGTGTTAATATTTTAGCCAGCGGATAATCATTTCCGCCCTGCTCTATCTTATCACCAAAGAATATAATTCGATCGAAAGAATTAAAATCTTTTATAATTTGCGATTTATCAAACCCGGTAGGATAGATATCAATACCAGTCTCGCCTCCGACTGCTGCTGTTAAGTCTTTATAATCAAGATTAACTTGAAATGCAATACTTTCACGTTCTCTTTGTGCTAAGTCATGTTTGATATAATTTTTTCGTTGTTCTAATGTACAGTTACGTCCTACAATACTAAAATTCAAACATCCAGGACGTTGTTCGATATGATTGCCTGTTCTTAACGGAAAGCTACTGGTTTGTAACCACCCTTGTAAAAATGTTATTAAACTTTTTGGTGCAGTCCAGTTGTTAGAGCGTATGTTAACGCCGTTACTGTAAACATCATTACCAGAACAGTTATACGCAACCTTTACTGTATTATATAACTCTTCTCCTAACTGTTCGACAGTTTTATCTTTATCAGAACCCGTAACTAAGTATACGTCATGTGTATTACAGAATTCAAGAAAGAATTCACGAAACTTTGGATCAATAGATTGTCTGCTTGGCGTAAGTGTACCGTCTACATCAAATACAAATTTATTCACAAACTCTCCTCCTTAAATCACTTGTACTAAAACGATGATCACGTTTATTAAAGTATAAGTCTATTTCTCGACTACGACAAATATCTTTGCCTGTAAAATCTTTATCTCTATATTCTTCTCCTAATATTCTAACATCTATTTGATACATTGTCAATATATCTTCTAAATCTTTTTCTAATGCATAAGGAATAATTTCATCAACATACTTAACTGCTTTAAGTTGCGTGTAGCGTTCAACTACAGTTTGTATAGGGGCGTTCTTTTCTTTTCTATCGATACTCGGGTCAACTTGTAATCCGCATATAAGATAGTCACAATGTTCTTTTGCTTCACGCAACATTTGTACGTGACCTGCGTGAAGTAAATCAAATGTACTACATGTAAATCCTACTTTCATATTTTTTGCCTCTCTTCAAACTGTGTGGTAAAAGTTCCCTTATGGGCACATTTTCTTAAACATTCAGGAATAAAATTATTATGCTTAGTATTCCAGTAAGTTTCGATATTAGTATACCATTCGTTGTTTAGTATATCTTGCATACTGTTGACTTTTAAATTATTCCAATTAGGATCTTCGGGCCAAGACTCTCTATTACCGTTTGAAACATATTCATTCCATAACATACAGCAAGGCCATAGTGTTTCGTTTGAAGCAACATATGCTTCAGGTGATCTTAAATGTTGACAACGAACTGATTTACTTAATTGTAATATTTTATCGGTTACGCTCTGATCAGGGTCACCTGCTTTATAAGCATCAACAGCTTTGAATACACTTTTATATTCAACAAGAGCCGGATGAGGAGTTGCTTTTTTCATTTGGTGGTTTCTAACAGATAATCGTTGTACAAATTTTACACCCATACTTTCAGCTAATCGTTGTGCTTCGTCAATTTGATGAGTGTTGTGATCAAACTCGATAAAATGCCATTCTGCAGTGCCGCCAGCTGTAACATATGCTTCTACGTTGCGCATAATTGTGTCAAATCTTGTACCAATTCTATATAGATGATTTGTATCATCTAATCCATCTATTGCAAACCGTGTAGTAAACTGAAACTTATTTTCTTCGCCAGCAGCTCTATATCCGTGATAAGAAATTTGTCCCATTTCCTGCCAAAACGCAGCAGACCGCATACCACCATTTGTGTGTAATTTTATACTTGTTCTATTACCATAGCTTCCGAGAAACTTAATAATTTCGTCACACTTTGGATGTACACCAGCGTCACCGATATTACCACTTAATTTAAAATCTACACGATGTTTAAATTCTTTCGGCATCCACTCCTTCATACTATCAAAGTTGATATCTGAAATCGGTAGCTCTTTATTTGGATCGTCATGTAAGACTGTGCGTGGGCACAGAGGACAACCTGCATTACACCTACTTGTTAATTCAAACTCAATTTGCTGAAGATCTTTAATTATCACTGGACTTTTTACCAATAAGTTTATTTTCGTTATTTGCAATCATATTATCTTTAATATCGTATACTTGCTCGCTTTTGATCATGTTAATTATTGTATTAGTTAAATCAACTTCAGCACGTAAAAAACCTATCTTACGATTTAATTCTGTAAGTTCTTTTAGATAAAATTCAAGCTCTTGTTCTTTTCGTAATTTTTGTTCTATAAATTCAGTAATAAGTATTAGTTTACTTTCGTCAGTCATTTTAGTCTCCAAAATCAAATAAGCTATGAAAGGTTGTATCTTGTTTAGTATCTTCAAGTGGATAGTTTAACACGCCAATCAAGTTATCAAGTTTATTATCGATAATAGTTTCAGCCATAGCCGCATCATCAAACGGCAATTCTTTAAACCATTCTGGAATACGCAATTCATCTGTCGGATATGCAACACTTGTATACCCTAATGGATTCTGCTTGAGTTTGCACACGATAACTTTCATACCATCTACAATCTCTTGTGAATACTTGTCTCCATTCATACGCTTCAATGTGTTCCAGTTGATGCTTGCTCTAACATGACCAGGCATGTTTGCTTTGCCTTGTTTTTCTTCAAGACGCTGATAGTGTCCAATCTTGTTTGCACGTTTAGGAGCACCTTTCTCCCAACCAGGTCTATCACTAAACTCCTTACGGAACTCTGTAATACGATCCAGTACTTCTTTTTGCGGAACATCAGTAAGTACCATTGTTAGCAATTCTTTTAAGAAGTCCTGCATAAACACAGGAGTATCTGACCTACGCAAGTCTAAGCCCATTGCTTTTACTTTGCCTATGCCATCGTCGTCTGTTCTAAAGCCTTCGTTGTCAATTACTAATGCCGCATAACGCTTCTTAGTAATATACAAGCCTGACTGTGCAACAATCTCTCTACCTGCGGCAATAACATCACTACGACTCTTTGGACAATGAAATGCTTCGTACATAAACTTTTCAAATGTTGTATTTGCTTGTTCACAAACTTGGTCATACAATATAATTGCGTTTTCTTTAGACCAAGGTATTTTCCCAGCATTAATCTCATCTTTAAGTATAGGCCAAGCACTAAAATAACAAGAGTCAGTATCACCATATATCATTGCTTTACCTACATGATCATATTCGCCTGTAATAGTTTTGTTAACTTCTGCTGACATATGCTTAACAATAGTTCTACCGCTCAGTGTTGTTGATTGTCCAATACGTTTATCAAAGAATCTACAACCAGGATTAAGAATAGCACCATACAAACTATTCAAGTTAATTTTCTTAACCAACTGTCGTTTGTCCCAGTATTCAATTTCTGCTTTGTTTCCTGCATCCTTTGCTTTCTTCAACATCTTCTGCATGTCTTTACGTTCAGCATACCAACGCTTTAGTAGTCCAGGAATAACACCTTCAAACTCCGTTGTAAAGATAGTACCATTTGAACTAAGCATCCAAGGCTGGTTACTATCAAAGATTATTTTGTAAGTTTCAGCACCACTTAGTACATCACTACTACCGTTCTCCCAGTCAATGGTTAGTGGAATATCTTTGCGTTGCTCCATTACTGCTTCGTATTCTTCTGTACTAAAGCGTCCTTCCCAGCTACCTGCAAAAGACTTCTTTTTTAGCGTCATATCTTCATGTACACGCTGTTCAGATATTTCAGGACGTATCTGTCCTACAATAGTCTCAGGGCCCATGTTTAATGCACGAATTACGGAAGGATACAGCGAATTCAAATCCATTGATGCAATCCACTTGTGCAAGCCTTTTTTAGGAAACGCAACATACGCACCTGCGGCTTGTGTGTTTTCTGTGTCATCACGTGGACGTCTGTTAGGAACTTGTAAGCCTCTGTTGTGTGCTTCGTTAACAATACCTTGCTCTGTAACAGCAACAGCACCCATAGTAGTTTGTAGCATCACAGTATTCTCGTGTGCAACAGTATTACTAAGATCAATGAAGCGTAGTTTCTTGTCTAACTTGTCCAGTAGTGCAGTATCTTGAATGTTGTATTCAATAAACTTTCGGAAGTCGTTGTTATACAACTGATCCAGTGTGCCTTCATATGGCACCTTGTTCTCACCTACTTCGATTTCACCAATAGCGTCTAATCGATATGTGTGACGTTCTTCGTATGTATATTTGCGATACAGTTCTAAACTGTCTAAGTGTACACGACCTACTAAGTCAAATGTAACGGCTTGCTTCCCGTACTTCTCATACTCACGTTTTTTAGGCAGTTGTCCCCACAAGCAGAATCTACGTGTGTCGTCTTTGCTTAGTACACGCATAGTTCTGTTTACAGTGTACGGAATATCATAACCTTCACTGTTCCAACCTGACAAAATATCAGCATCTTCAATCAGCGTTAAGAAAGTGTCAATCATTTCACCTTCTTTTTCAAACAGCATTACATTGTCAATGCCTTCAAGTTCTGCTTTTGCTTGCTCCATAGTAAGTGTCTTAGGCGGAACAGCAAGACAAATCATTGTTTCAAGCCATTGCAAGTAAACACTTATAGAAGTAATAGGCATAAAAGGATCAGCAGGATCAGCAAATCCTTTCTCTGGATCAAAGTCTGTCTCAATATCGAAGAAAGCAATGTTTAGCTTAGGTGCATCTTGGTTAAGATAGTTTTCACTCAAACACTGAAAGATTGGATTAATGTCGCTTTCAAAAAGTTTTTTGCCTTTGTTAATAGCAACTTCTTTTCGAAAGTCTTTTGTGTTCTTACATACGATACGTGTTAACGGATCGCCGTATATACTTTTGTATTTGCCTCGAGGGTCTTCATAATAGAATGTATATTTTGATTGATATTCGCGGTATGTTCTTTTACCGTCTTTGCGCTCTACAACTCTGATAATATCGGAATCGCGATCAAATAGTGCGTCTACGTAACTCATTTATTCTCCTGTTGCTTGTGGCCAACTAACCTTCTACCTGTCCGTAAGTGGACGACTCTATAGTATATATTACAATACGAATAATTGTACCATAGCAATTGAATTCATTACAACAAACCATGCACATAGAACAATAGCAAATCCAGCTCGTCTGATAATTGTGCTTATTACACCTAATATGCTACCAAACAAATAAAGTGGAATAAATATTTTTGTCGCTGGATCTAACACTGTGTATGTTAGAATTGCACTTGCTGATATTAAAAGAATTGCTTCTAATAATTCACAATAGAATGCAAATGGCGAAAGCTGATAACTTTCTTTAAAAAACCGTATTACTGCTTTCACTTGTCATAACCTAATGTTGCAACTAATGTTTCAAGATCTTCATATGCATCTTGATGATTGTCCCAATCACGTTTTTGTGCAATCTTAATTGCTTTATTAATTAAACTTGGTTTAATATCTAATTCTTCTGCTACTGCTTTAACAGTATCTTTAAGACCTGCATTTAGATCTTCTACTTCTTGCAAAACTGTTACACCTTCGTTAACAAGTCTTTCTAATTTTGCTTTTTCTTCAGCACCATAGGTACGGTCACTCATATTACTACCTCCGTTAAGTTAAGTTAATTATACATTATATTTAGATGAATGTCAAGTAGAAAATACTTTTTTATTGTCAAATGCACGTTCCCATCCAAAGAATTGTGCTTTATAATCTGAATGGTCATCTGAACTTAGATTTTCCCATTCGTCTTTGCGTTGATATAAACGCATTGCGCCTTCATACCAGTCAGTGTTGTTGATGATATGTTCGAGACGTTCTTTTGCATCGTATGCTTCTTCTACATTATCAAAGTCTTGTTCGATGTGTATTACTTCCATTACAACATCGTGTGTTACATAGTCTAATGAAAAGTCAATGCCCCACTTAGGTTTAATGTTAAGTAGTTTTTGTAGTATAGGACGATTCACACATACTTGTTCGATTTGTTCTCTTGCTTCGCCACCAAATGCATAACGAGTTAACAGCATACAATGATCTAATACAAGTCCGTGTTCGCTTTGTTCTATATCGCGATACCACTCTTGTACAGGTGCAACATGAAATTGTATTTCTCTATTAAGTTCTACACCATTTGCTTCATAATGTAAATGTTCTAATGGTGTTGGAACTTCGTACCCATCTTTGTCAAAGTCTTTGAATGGAAGTGTTTCGACTAATCGTTTATCAATTGGAGTTTCAAGGTATGGATGATTTGTAAACTTAGGTTCTAAATTTACCAGATTCATTACTGATCTTTCAATTTACGCCATAATGCATCTGCAATAGATTCAGTCTTTTTGCGCTTGTCGTATTTGTCTTTAATTTTACCAATCTCTTCATGATTAGCACCTTTACCAGCAGCACTTTGTATTTTAGTCATACCTTCTTTGCCGTATTTTTTAACACCAGTGTAATATTGTAATCCGCTTTCGTTGGTTTCTTCGTCATCTTTTTTGTTAGCCATTTTAACAATATTATCAAATATAGTTGCAAACCTTGGTTCAGATAAAATTTTAATTAGTGCGTCAACATATGGTCCTAATGCTTCTCTTTGTTGCGGAGTTAATACTTGCCCGTCAACTGCTCGTTGCAAAGAAAGTTGTATCATTTGTACACTGGTCTGATCAGACACATCTTTACGTGTACGTTGTATTCCACGCATAAGTCCGCTGTCATCTTCTTGTTGAATGTTTTCAGTAACTACTCCGGCAAGTGCAGCAAAATCAGATATAGAATAATCTTTATCTAACTCTAATGAACCTTGCGTAACTTCTGCACTTTCTTGCATGTAATTTACTGTAGGAGCAACATTTTGTTGCGGATTAGCTGCTTGTGCTTTAAGTTTTGCTAAGTCTTCTTTTGGATCTGAAGGATCCATTTGAAATAGTTTATTTTGTAGTGCATGAAAGTCCATTAGTTACTCCTTATGCTGGCACACAATTGTTAACTCTGACGCCGCCCTTCATCTTTGTCTTAGGGTTACCAATCTTTTTACCCTTCCAACATTTTGGATCTAAGCGTTGTTTTTCTGCTACATACTTGTCGCCATCTGCTGCTCTTGCATTACCACACTCTGAACAAACTTCACTTGATTCTCTCGCTATTTCTTTTGCAACTGCACGTTGTAATTTTTCTTCAATAGACTCCATACCGGCATGCATTGCAGCCATATGTTTCTTATATTTTTTAGTACCTTTTTTATGCGGTGACTTGCCTTCACTAACAGCGTTACAATCACACTGCTTACATGTTGGAGCACATGTGCAATCTTCTGCTTTAACATCTGAACCACAACAATCATCGGAGCAATAACCTTGTTTGGCTTCATTTACGCCCTCACCAAATTTCATATCATAATCGAGATTGTGGTATACAGAACTAACATAATCTGCTGCTTTGGTAATCTTAGCTTGTTGCCAACCTTCTAAGCCTTCTGCTTCGCTTACGCCTTTGAGCATGTCGTGCAGTTTGATAGCATACTTTGCAATTTTATATAAGTCGGCACGTGCCATTTGTACTTCGTGGTCAGCTTCTGCTCTTCCAGCTAAGTCGGCTAAACCTTCTCTAATCTCTTTATCTCTCATTGAGTTGCTCCAATACGTATTATAATGTATTTATGTCTTTTTAGTTTTAGGCTTCTTTTTCTTTGTCGGCATATCTAAAGCATTTTTTGCAGTACCGTCTGTATTTTTTGGTTGGCGACTAATAACTGGTCCAATGCCCATCGCTACACTTGCTACGGCTCCTGCTGTTGTTTCACATAATTCATTTATTTTCATTGTATTTCTTCCAATATGCGTTGCGTTCGTTTGTACTTGCTCTACGTGCTTCGTGTTCTTTATATTTAGTTATGTAGTGTGCAAGCTCTTCTTTTGTCATTTCTTTTTCTTGCCTGACTTCATATTAGCACACCAGTGATACATTTTAGCCTTCTCACCACTTGCATTTTTAGCACGTTTGCGTAGTGCTGTTACACTACCGTTACAACTTGCACCTGACTTCTTTACTCTACCAGGTCGGCTTTTGCCTTTTTTCTTACCATCAGCAAAGTTTTCTATTGTTTGCTCTTCCCCAAATAATCTTTGCAACCATGTTTTTTTATCATTTTGAGGTTCATCAGGGTCTGGATTGGTTAAAGTATAAGCTACAAGGCCGGGTTTGGCATTACCATTAACTTCAATATCCCATTCAGATTTGTCGCCCCACATCTTTAAAAATCTTTTATAAAGTCTTGCTCTATTGCCGTCTTCTTTATTTGCATAGAAAGTTATTTTTTTAGTACTGGTTTTGTCTAATTGCTCCCACCATTGTAACATAGCAGATTGGACTGTTGCAAAAATTCTAAACTCGTCACCTTGACCACTTCGGCCCATATTCTTATTAGACTGACCTCTTGCAAATTCTATTTCATAAATTCCAGCAGGATCTTCACTAATATGAATATCTAACGCACTGCCATCGTCAATTTTTCCAATAGCACTTGATGGACCTGTTGGTTTCAAATATTCCCATGTTATAGGATAAGGATTATCAAATGCTTCAGTAACTGCGGTTTCTTGTAACTTTTGACTCATACCAATTTTTTCAACATAATCGTTGAGTTCTTGTGGTGAATCCCATACACGCACAGGTATGCCTTTGCTCTCCAGTTGTTTCAACTTTTCAAGGTTTTGTGGATCCTCTGCTGTGTTTTTCAAAACGTGAGCAGTTTTAATTTTGAATTCATTGACAACAACTTCGTCCCAATCGTCTTGTGTGCTGCCAGGATTATCCATATAGTAAAACAATGCTTTTCTCACGTGCTCTGCGTGTTTTAACATTATTGAGTAAGTGCCGTCTATATAATCTTTGATTACAATATTTTGTGTTTTACCATCTTTTGTTGTGGCAAGACTTTTTCCAAACTCTGTCCATTTATTACCAGCATCTATATCGCTGTCGTATGTTACATCTGGAGCATATTTTTTTAACAGAGTTTTAAGTAAATCAGCCATTTCACTGTATAACTTAACAAGTGGTTCGCCGTGTTCGTATGCTGCCCTTACCAAGTATTCCAGTGTAATCCAACGCATTCCGCTTTTGTCAGGATCACTCATAATATCTTGTTCAAATGCGCCAAGCAAGTTTGCGTCTAATTCAAAGATAACACCGCCGCCACCTCTAACACCTCTGTCATAGTGACTGTGATGCATATAGAAGAAACTGCTAATACTTTTTTTCTTGCCTTGTAGGTTAATCATATTGTCAATGTTTTGAACACCAGTCAAATGAAATGCAGTTACTCTTTGTTTTTTTGGTGTAAGTTTGTTTAATATACTACTTGACAACGGTAGCCACAATCCCCATATAGGATCACCTTGATTGGATATAAAGTCACCTGGTTGGAATATTTTCGATGACAAAGAGCCTGTATCGGATTGATTGTTCCAAGGTTGTTCTTTTAACGCTGATTTAATCTCACTATATCTCAAACAAAGGCCCCTTTACCATTTTATCATTTTGACTTATAAGATATCTTTTTATTTTTTCTTTAAATTCTGGAGTAATGTGTCTTGCACGATTAACTGCACCCTGGAAAAATAAATGTACTTCTACTGGTACATCGCCGTGTACTTCCAGTATAGCAGCCATTCTACTACGTCCTTCATGTCCACGCACTTCTGGTATTTGACTGTCATCGTCGTCAACTGCAATTTGTAAGAACGGTGCACCGATGCTGCCGCCGTCTTTTATATGTTGTACAACTTTAGGTACTGGTGGATGTCCGTTGCGACTTGCTGCTAAATTTATGAATACACTTGGTTTCATTTTAACACGCATCCCGCGATAATCAACTTCTTGGTTATACGGAACAGCACCCCAACCGTTTCTATTGTCAATTTTGACATCTTCGATTAGTGTGTGGCCACCTTCGATAATAGCCCATTCCATTGCTGTATAACGTGGCCGTTCTTTTTTAGCTTCAGTTTGTAATACATCTCGAGCTGTACGTATTGCACGTACCCCTTGTGGATGATTAGGATTAATACCTACAACTTCCCCATTCATAAGTTCGCTAATGTTTGCTGCTTTTCCTACACGATCCAATACTTGGTGTAGTTTATCGTTTGGATCATAATTTCCACTTTCATAACCTTTTTTGCCACGCACTTCTACACGATGTTTTTCTTTTGTATCTTGTATGTGTAGTACATCCATAACAGTATCACGTTCTAAACGTAACTTAATACCTTCAGTAAGACCTAAGTTAAAAAGAACATTAGTACTTTTGCCTTTTACTTTTTTACTTAGTGTAGGGGGCTTGCCGTCTTTGTCTACAGTGTTGCCAAACTTAGCAGCCTGTGTTTTTATTTCGTTAGGACTAACATCGGGAGTAGTGTTTACACCTTTTACAATTCTACCATCTTCTACCAGATCGCACATCTTCATTGTGTACGGTCCTTATCATCAATAGCGCCTCCGCTGACCCAAGCTGTGCAATTACGTGTACCTGCGCATTTGAAGTGTAAGAAATTACAGTAACCAATATCTGCTTTATGTATTGTTGCCATTGCATCAGCGTTTGGTTCGTCGCCTTGTATGCCTGATTCTATACAAGACCACATCTTATCACTAACATCAAATGCTGCACATACGTTACAGGTCATTGTTTTTGCTGTTTTTTCGTCTATCTTCCATTGCTTTGCTGCATTTTTCCAATGGTTTCCTGGTTTGTCTGGATTAGCAGGTCCGTACATATATCCGTCAATTGCATTTTGACGATTTTTTAGATTTATATCTACATCTTGTGTAGCTATAGGGCAACCTTTGTTTGCTGCTTCTACTAAATTAATATAGCTTCTCATCACTTACGTCCTCTAAATCCACGTGGCATATTTTGTCCTTGCATCTTAGGCTGACTAAACCATAGCTTGAACCATTCTTCATCGCCTGTTTTGATATTTTGTTCACGTTCTTTTTTTCGATTAGCATTAGCAGCATCACTAATGTTCTCAAGAGTGTACTCTGTGTAACCTTTAAATTCTTTTACACCAGCAAGCTTCTTAAGTTCATCGATACTACTATACATTATACTGCAATTCCCATTCCTTGCCTTATAGCAGCAAACATTTCGTCAGCTACTTCTTGACGTGGAACACCTTGCTTAAATGATTCTAAATCATTGTCAGCGGCCGCTTGACGCATTTTACTTGCGCTCATACCTTCTGCACCATCTGCATCTGGATCACGTTCGCCTGCACTTACAACTTTGATTGAATCAAATTTATAGTCTTTTCCGTTATACTTATTGATTAAGTCTTCAAATGCTTGCACACGATCTGAGCCTGCTATGTATATAAGATCTTTATACCCAAGTTGTTCTATTTTTTGTAGAGCTTGAATAATTGTTTTAACTTCAGGATGTCCAATATTAACCATTGGAAAGAAAAACTTTGCGTAACGTAATTTGTCATTGAATGATAATGGGTCTGTTTTGGGCTTTTGTGATTGACTAAGGAACACATAGTGGTCACCGTCTAAACTTTTAATTTTATCCACAAGTTTTGCATGTCCTATAGTAGGAGGATTCATGCGGCCAAATGCTATTACTGCTGTAGATTTATTTTCATATAGACTTCTTAGACGCACGATACGTTCCTTTATTACAGTTTGCCATTTCTTCTGAGTGAATTTTTTGTGCAAGTTGTGCTCTTTCTTGTTCCCCAAAAAATTTCTCAACTGGGAATGCAATAGAAAACTTTTTATGATATTGATCACATGCACTATCTACTAACGGCATTAAATCTTCAGTTTTAAGAGAGTTCATTTTGCAAGCCATTGGATAATATTCTTTACGGTAAAAATCGTTATCGTTTACCATGAATGTATGAACATCATCAACCTTGTCCCACGGAACTTCTTGATTTATAAATTCTACAATTTTTACCATTTTCTGCAACTCCAGTAACGTGCCTTATGACGTGGTCCTGGATTATCACAGTTGTGTCTTGCTCTAAACGAACGTCTACGTGCCGGATTAGACTTTTTAATTTTAACGCCTTTTTGTCCAAAGTTAACTTTAACTACATTGCCTTTTGGATTCTTAACATATACTTTAAACTTCTTAACATCACCTGCCATTGGCTTACCAAGTTTAACTTTGCGTCCTTGGTATTCTGCTTCATCTATCGGATCGTCGTCATCGTTGTACCACATAACTCCGTACTCTTCAAAGAAGTCGTCATCGTCATCGTATGTTACTTCGGAGATATCACTATCTTCATTTGTTGAAATTTCAATATCAAAATCGTCAAAACCATTTTCAAACATATAGTTTGCTAAACGTTGTGAATAACCTTCTGCTTCTTGCTCAGATAATTCTCTTGTTAAAGGTATGTGGAACACGCTGGCTCCTTGCTCTGTTTCAAGAAGCTCGTTTCCTGGAAAAATTGACTCATCTAACGATTCAGTTAAACTCTCATCTTTTTCAAAAACTATTCTTACAAAATGTTCCATTCTCGTGTCCTTGTATTGTTATACATATTTATCTTTATCCACGCCTACGTGTTCTAACTCGAGGATACATCAATCCACTTGTAGGACGAGTGTTTACGTCTTTGTTGTATGTGTTAAACGCCATATTACCTGATGTTTGTCTGTGATTCTTCCACAGAACAATCCTGTCAATGTCAGAACCATCAAGGCTGACTTTTGTGTCCGTGTTTACAAGTATTGGATCTTGTTTTGGCGCAGTGCTTTTGTATGCGTGATCTGCGGGCAAACTTCCTGTTTGAGCCCACTTGTGAGCAAGGTATCCTTCTATGCGTTCTACGTGGCTGACATCTGTGCCACCTGTGCCTGGCAGTCCAGCAAAAGTAAGGAACTCTGCCATCTTACCGCTCATACGTTCGTTGGCTCTGTTGCGGAAGAACCTCAAATCCAAATTGGTGTTTAGAGCATTGTCGTAGTCATTCACTGGTGTAAAAGCATCAGTGCCATTTACCCTTATGGCAATCTGGTTGCCTGTCTTGTTGAATATAGCACATACAATAACCCAGGTGTTTTGTGCTATTCCTGAATCAAAATCTTGTTTGTTTCCTATGGTGGATGATATTCTGTTTGAACTTAATCCATCTAAATCCAACTCACCATCAAAGTTGCTGGCGCCAGCACTAATAGCATAGTCTCTTTTGCCAGATCCTACGGTGTTGTTTTCTGTACTCCAGAATGAATCTTGTGTATCATCGCGTGTATTCCACTGCATAAGTCCAATAGCCCAGTGATTGCCTGCTGAATCTACCTGAGCAAACTCGTCAGTGGTAAAGTCTTCGTTGCTACCTGCTGCGAAAGTCCAAACATTCTTGCCGTCTAGTGTGTTGGATACATTTGGTGTGCCATTTACGGTTACCGTTGCATTGCCTTTTTTGTCTGTGACTGCTGTGACATTTGATCCACTTGTTGTATAACTGCCAGTGTCTGAGGCATCAAACCAAGCGGCTGTGGTAGCGTTTGCATCAATGTTCAAATCTGTTGGTGTCCAGTCTGTTGTGCTGGATCCTGTGTCCTGCATCAAGCCTGTGACTGCATTGTCATACAAGTATGTTTTTGCTTGTGCTTGTGTAAGTGTAGGGTATACTTCTGCCAAACAAGCCAGCAAACCTGCGACAAAAGGTGCAGCGTAACTTGTGCCGTTTTGCGTACCCATTGTGTCCCATTTTGGTGTATTGTTTTCCTGTCCGTAATAGGGATTACCGAAGTTAATATCGTCTTTCATCATAGCACCCATACAACGTTCTCCTGCGGCATATACATCTATGCCCGGACCCCAGTTGCTGAAGTCTGCTTTGCCTTGATCTGTGTTGTCGCTAAGTGCGCCTACATTGATTGCTCCGTTGAATGAGAAGTTATCGCCACGCATATAATAATCTCTAAATGGATAGTAGCCATTAAAGAAATAGTCTTTGTTCACATAAGCGCCGCCGGCGACCATGTAGTTGTCATAGTTGTCGCCACCCGACACATCAGTGTATCTGTTGTTGTTGCCACCTGAAGTGACTACAATAACGCCTTCTGCTATGGCATCTACTAAATCACTATTAGGCGTAGGACTGTTCACTGAGAAATTAGTGTTGCTGGTGAATCCACTGTCAGTTGAATATATGCCTCTTGCGTGGAGTTCAGCATCACTAAGGAATGTACTGCCGTCGCCCTTGTCTAATGTTGCTCCTTGGAAGTGTGCTATACTGGCACCTGAATAGAAATTTACTGTGCCTAAACTTACATTCACAATGGTAGGATTCTTTCTACCTGTTGCTGGGTTGATTGATTTGTTTGCGTGAAATTCTCTAATGTAGGCGAAAGATCTGTCAGTGCTATTG